GGCGTTTGCTGGTTTGTCGTTGGAGCGTCGTGACGATGCCATAGCCGATGGCGGTCGTGATGTGCTGGAACGCCTTGCTGTCGTCCTCGACATAGCCGGCGCCCTTCTTCAGCGACGTGAGCCGCATGCCCTCGTCGGCGACCTTGCAGCCCTTGTAGATGAACAGCCGGCGCTTGCCGTTGTCGTTCTTGCAGTAGGCGTTGACGCGGTTGTGGCGCGTCCGGATCGGTGGATTGGCGAGCGGGACGTTGTACTCGAACTTGATCCCGCGGCCGGCGAGCTCCTGCTGGATGATGTCGTAGTCGCTGCGGGAGCTGCGGGTGTCGCGGTGCTTACCAGCGGCGTCGCCGTTGATCTCGTAGCGGCGCTCCCCTTTGACGAGCAGTCCGCGCGCGTCCAGGTCCTCGATCAGGTCGGCGGTGCGCGCGCCCTCGATCACCGACTCGGCGAAGACATGGAAGTCGTCGCCGATATACTGGAACAGGGCGCAGCTCATCGGCTTGCCGAGGCCGATGTTGAAGTCGAAGGTGAGATGCACAGGCGAGTTCGGCACCACCTGGTAGTCGACCGCGGCGCGGTACTGCTCCTTGCTGTCGTACTCGAAGTAGATGAACTCGGATCGGATCTCGACCCAGCGCCCGCGGA